TTCTGATGCCGCTAAAGCTTTCTTTCAAAAAGCTCAGAAGCGTATCGATGAAGGTGCCGACACTGCCCCTAACGGCGAACTGTACAATGAGATGGGAGTGTACAAGTCTGAAGATGGTGACTTAAAAGTTGATGTCCCTGAGCTTCGCGCACGTGATGCAGAAGCTTTGAGTGCAATTGGCAATTTTCAAAAGGATTTAGAATTTTATTTAAAATCCCCTAAAAAAGTTACTAAGAAATTCAATTTCCCCATTACTCGTTATTTGTCTGAAGACTCTCCTATTTTTGAAAACTTTCCAGAACTTAAAAATATGGATGTGGAAATTGCTCCTCGTAGTACCCAAAGTTATAAAAAAACGCCCTACGCAAATCAAGGTTTTTATCAAGGCCCCCACCCATCAAACAACTTTGTTCCTAAAATTGTAATTACTGTACCAACAAGTGATCCTAAAAAAGGCGTAAATTTAACGAAAGATTTGACAGAGGATGAAATTACTAAACAAGTGCTGGCGAGTTTTAATACTTTTATCCATGAATTTCAGCACCACATTCAAGATGTTAAAAAGGCATCGAGCGTAGGGTACAATCAGAATTACGCAAAAGAAGGGTTAAAAGGTTTTATTAATGATTATGAAGACGCGGTTAAAGCTTTAGAACAACTTCAACCCGGCGATATTGGGTACGATCAATTTAAAAATAAAGTGGACTCTGTACATCAATTAGTTGCGGATTCATTTAGATCAGATTTCGTAGCGGATAAATTTTTTGAGTCCGATTTTTCTTCTCAAGTAAAAGAAGCAAAAAAGCAATTAAAATCCGGGAAGTTAAGTTGGTCTACTGGCTTTGAAATAACTTTACGGGAACTAGGAGAAGCCGAAGCAAGATCTTCTGCTCTAAAAGCGTTTTTACCAGCAGGCGAAGCAAGAAAATCTATCGGGATTTTTTACCCTACGCATCGCAATGAAACTAACACGGTATTGCTAGATGCGGATGAAGTGCCTGTTAAGTTTCAATTGAATAACACTCATGTTTTAGTTCGGGCTTTTCCTGAAACAGAATACCCTACTGCGGCGGACAAACTTTCCTTTCCAGAAACTGTGATGGGTAAAGAAATTCAAGACGCACCAACTGTTGCCAAAAAGAAACAAGAACAACAACAAAAGAAGGGAGACGGCCCTTCAGCTTTAGGACCTGCCGCAGTTGCAGGAACGGCTGTTGGACTTGCTTCCCCGCCTTCAGAGGCTTTTGTAGCGGGTCTAGGCTTTGATGACCCTACCCCTACTGCATCTCTGTTTGATGTGGCAGACGGGGCAGTACCGAACGAATTAGGCATAACAAGTACATTCTTACTTGACTTATTAGTTCCTAGAACTAAACCCTACGATATTATCTCTAACACTCCATTAGGCGTTGGCATGATGGCGGGTGACTTAGTCGATTTAGGCTTTGGAGATTTCTTGCGGGGCAAGGGGACCGAGGCAGGTCAACGTATCCGCGCCGAAGCACAAGATGAAGATAACCAAGGATTAATGTCAGATGGCCCGTAAAACATTACACGGCAATGTCGTTGCCACAAAAGAGGGAGAAGAAATGGGGCAGAAAAAGTTCCAACTCGACGAGACCAAAGCAGATTTAAATAACGATGGTGAGTTATCGTCGTATGAACGTGCCCGAGGTGAGGCAGTTCAGAAAGCAATGGCAGAGTCTAACGCGACAGAAATGATGATGGGTGGATTAATGATGGACTCTGATCCTTTTGCCCCTATGCAAGTTGTGATTGGTATGGACGATCATTCTGGCAATGAAGTCCCCGCGGGATCTAAGGACGAAGAAGTGCGGGATGATATTCCTGCGCTACTGTCTGAAGGTGAGTATGTTGTCCCTGCAGATGTTGTTCGTTATCACGGCCTGAAGACTTTTGAAGAGTTACGCTGTGAAGCAAAACATGCACTGGGTTTGATGGCTATGCACGATAGGATTTCAATGGTCGATGAAGATACCAAAGAACCTGTGGAATACGACATTGAAGAGAAAGATGCGCCTGAAGTTGAGAAGGCAGAAGTTAAAGTTGTTGAGGCGCAGGAGGGGACTTCGGTAGAAAGCACTGCCGCTTCAGAAGATGCCTACAATTATATTCTTCAGTACGTCAAAGATCCTGTCACTGGAATGATGACGATGGCCTATGTTGACCCAATGACAGGCCAACAGATTAGCAAAGAAGAATACGACATATCACGTGCCACTCGATTCTCCCCACAAAAAATTCTTGAAAGAGATGTGTATGGTGTTACCCCCGGTGAAGAAGAGGAAGAAGACGATACGACAACATGCCCTCCCGGGTATACCTACGATGATGCACTGGGACAATGTGTTCCGATTGTAACCACTGGTCAGGTGGCTACTGGTGATGGCGGGGATGATCGTGATGATGGGCTTGAGGATCGTGGAACGCTCGGCTTAACTGAAGTCGAAGTAGATGACATCTTCTCAGAGATTAGCCCTGAGTATGCCGATTTAATGGCAAGTATTAGCAAGCCTAGCGGAGTAGGTGTTCTCAGTCCTGCGCTTGCAGTGGTAGAAAAAGTAGTCAACGGAGTCCGTAAATCTTTTGCCCGCACCGATGTACGAGACATGATCCGAGAAGGTAAAAACAGTGGCATTACACCTTCTACTGATGTTAAGCCCGGGTTTGATACGTCTTATGCAGATTGGCGAAGCGAAATTGATACTTATACTGCCGCTTCCATTGCCATATCTGAGAAAGAAGCACAAGAAGTGTCTTCAGAGGGAGGCGGGGATTGGAGAGATTCTCAGTACGGCTCTCAGGCTGAAGCAGACGCAGTAGCTAAGTCTGGAACATTTTCTAACGCTCAATTCGATGCTATCGATGATCAGTTTTCTGCTATTGATAGGGGTCCCACCCAACAGCAAATCGATGACTACAATGAAGCTGAAGCTAAACGATCTGCACAGACCCCAGAACCCGGAAATTACTACAAAGGTTCTGATAACGACAGTGATGACGACAAGGATAACGACAAGGATGACGACGACGGGGTTTCCGATTCCGTTGGAAGTGACCCAGATGATTGGAGCGGCGGCGGAGAAGAGTGGAATAAAGGCGGTATGCCTTATCGCAAGAACACCCCTCGAAAGACAATGATTAAATACTCAAAAGGAAGTAACTAATGGCTGAACAAGCACCGATGCCTACTGCACAGGCACAACCACAGGCAGAAGAAGCTCCTAAGCCACTCACTGTCGAAACAATGATGTCTAACTATGAAGGCATGGACGAAGACAACAAGAATGCGATAGGACAGTTAATGCAAGATCCTATCACAGGTATTTTAGATAACTTAACTGGCGGAACAATGTTCAGTGAGTTCTCTCAAGGTATCCAAGGTGGTGCGGCACCAGCACCTTCTTCACAAGAAGGAATCATGCGTCCCGGTCCTGAAATGGAAGCACCAGCAACTCCAGCACCGACTGCAATGGCAAAAGGCGGTCTAACAGCACAAGTGCATGACATGATGAAACAAGGCATGTCACGCCAAGAAATCCTAAACCAAATCGGTTAGGTATATCTATGGGCCACCCAAACTAGGCCCCCAGCAAAAAGGAAATACAAAATGCCTAAGTACCAACGTGTAGAACCTGTTGAAGAACAGGAAGTACAGGAGCAAGTTGTGGATGAAACTTCTTCTCCTGAAATTCAACAAGAAGAAGAAACATTCAAAAAGCGTTACGGTGACCTTCGTCGCCACATGCAACAAACTGTCGATTCAAAAGATAGAGAATTAGAAACCTTACGTCAACAGCTTCGTTCTAAAGAGCAGGAAGAATTTACTCTCCCAACATCTGAAGAAGAAATTGAAGCGTGGGCATCTAAATACCCAGAAGTTGCAAAGATTGTTGATTCGATTGCTCAAAAGAGGGCGAGAGAAGCATCAAGTGAAGTCGAAAAGAATATGTCGGACCTTCGCAAGATGAAACAACAATTAGAACGGGAAAAGGCAGAACATGAGTTAAAGCGTTTGCATCCAGACTTTGATGCAATTCGTTCTGAGAAAAACTTTCACGATTGGGTGAAGCAACAGCCTCAATACTTACAGGATGCTTTATACAAAAATGAGAACGATGCCATTGCGGCGGCTCGTGCTATTGATCTGTACAAAGCCGATGTTGGAATGATTACAGAACAGCGTTCAGATTCAGAATTGAAGAAAGAGGCCGCTAAAGCAATTAAGAAAAGCGGTCAATCTCGTCCAAGTTCCAGCCCCTCTTCACAGTGGAGCGAGAGCAGGGTTCAATCTCTTCGTCCGTATGAGTACGAAAAGCATGAGCCTGAAATTTTGGAAGCTATGCGGAATAACACCTTTGTTTATGACATCAATGGTGCCGCACGTTAACATAAGTGTTGACTTTTTAAATATATTATATACACCCCAGTATATAGATAATCTCAGAGCCTTTTAGTTCTTTACTAAAACACCTCTGAACCATCTAAGATTACACACCGTGAACAGAATACCTTGTGCATAGTAAGCCGTTTTTATATGTTACTTTGGCCGGTAATGTGTAAAGACCACCTTATGAAAACAAGCCTCTAAAACGGTCAGACGTAGTCTATTGTAAAAATAGTATTGCCTGACTAGGAGGAACTATCATGGCATTTAAAACAGCGGCGGGTTACGGTAATCTGCCAAACGGGAATTTCTCTCCCGTCATTTACTCGCAGAAGGTCCAGAAAGCCTTCCGCAAATCATCCATCGTAGAAGCAATCACTAACTCTGATTACTTCGGTGAAATCGCTAACTTCGGTGATTCTGTTAAGATCATCAAAGAGCCTGAAATCACAGTCAAAGAGTATGCTCGTGGCGTAAACATTACTCCACAGGATATCGACGACGAAGACTTCACGCTTGTTGTTGATCAGGCGCATTACTTTGCGTTCAAGATGGATGACATCGAAGAAGCACACGCACACGTTAACTTCATGGATATGGCTACTGACCGCGCTGGTTATCGCCTCCGTGATCAGTATGACGCTGAAGTCTTGGGTTACCTTTCAGGTTACAAGCAGTCTGCAATCTCTGGCGTAGCTGACACTGCAAACGATGTAGTATCAGGTACTAAGGCAGTTGCTACTGCAGGTTCTGACGAACTTCTTGATTCAATGCAGTTGATCAAAGGTTCATTCGGTAACATCACTACGACAAGTGCTGGTACTCACTCAATCCCAGTAGCGGCCCGTTTGCCGGGAGCAACATCAGTCCCATCAGCGACAGCTTCACCTCTTCAGGTGATTGCTCGTATGGCTCGTCTCCTCGATCAGCAGTTTGTTGATTCAGAAGGGCGTTGGTTGGTTGTTGATCCAGTCTTCATGGAAATCTTGAAGGACGAAGATTCGCGTCTTCTGAATGCAGACTTCGGTGAAAGCAATGGGTTGCGTAACGGTTTGAGCGTTAACAATTTGCACGGATTCCGTGTCTATGTCTCTAACAACCTGCCTTCAGTTGGTACAGGTCCGGGTACTACAGGTACTGCGAACCAGTTGACTAACTTCGGGGTGTTGGTAGCAGGTCATGACTCTGCAGTTGCTTCTGCACAGCAGATTGCTAAGACTGAAACATATCGTGATCCAGACAGCTTCGCTGACATCGTTCGT